GCCTCCAGCTCCGCCACCTCCGCCATGACCTGACATTCCGCCGCCAGCACCGCCAGCGACTACTAAATATTCTACTTTACTTCCAAATGTAACATCTGTTCCTAAAGCAGATACAATAAAATTTCCATTAGCTGTAAATGTATGAACTTTAAAAGCTCCGTCTGTGGTTTCAGTTCCTCCCGTAGCGGTAATTCCAAAGGCTGCACCTGCGCCACCGGCTCCGAAACCTAAAACTTTATAACCAAAAGACATATTTCTTTCCTCCTATTAAGTTTATGCGTCGTTAGCAGCGTCAGTAGTATAGAATAATTTAATTCCTAATAATCTAGCATCGCCAGTAAAGGTGTCACTACCATCGGCTGCGTCTCTGTAAACTTGAAAAAATGTATAATCATCATCTGCTGGTGTTCCTGCAATTGTTATTGCAGAACTTACTGAAGAAACAAGTACGTCTTCAACGGCACCGCCGCCCGCGTCTGTGACTTCCTGAGCTGTTCCGAAAACAACATCAGCTGTAGCATCATTACTAACACTTACTCCTTGTAATCCTATAATACAGTTCCCTGTATTGGTATTACTTGGAGCCCAGAAATATTGGAACGTTACTGTTCCTAAATTCCATGATTTAGGCATTGCAATAGCGAACTGTGCATATTCTGCTGTGCTTGCATCAAAGTCTAAAACTTTTAAATCTGGTCTTGTTGCCGTTGTCTCAACTTGTTGAGCGTCAGCACCATTTGTTTCTGATCCATACATCGCAGAAGCTGGAACAAAAATAGTTTCAGTCCCTGCAATTTTAACTGCAGCTGATCCTGATTTAAGAACTCCAGTCCCTGCTGGATTAATATTAATACCCACATTCGTTTCACCGGTTGCGGAAATAACTGGTCCTGTAACTCCTGTAGCAGCATTTGCTATAGTAAGTTCATTAACTGCTGAACCTGTTGCAGTAAAATTAATTAATTCGTTTCCATTAGTATCTAAAATGTTTGTGCCTATTTTAGGACTAGTTAAAGTTTTGTTTGTTAAAGTTTGTGTGCCATCAAGAGTAACGGTCCCCATTCCAATGTCGACTATGTCAGGGTTAGTACCATCATTACCAGCGGCATAAATAATTTTAGTTCCTTTATCAGTAGCTGACCAAGTTACGCTTGAACCAGAACCTGATACATATTTAAATTGAACTGTATATGCGCCTGATGATCCGTTTTCTATAATATAAAAAGTTTGAACGTCTAAAGGAATAGTTACTACAGTAGCTTCCCCAATGGTTCCTGTGAATTTTATAATTCTGTGTGCAAGAGTAGCTCCTGTTGATCCATCACTTACAGATAATGTAGTAGGGGTTGATGCTATAGATTGTTCAATATAACCACCTGAAATTTGTTCAATGATATCCCAGTTAGTATTAGTTAATGTACCCCATGTGCCGGCTTTTTCGCCAGTTGTCATTAGCTGAACGCCTAGAGGTGTATAATTTGATCCCATATTGTTAATCTCCTATTTAAGCTACGTGCGTAATATCTGTATACGCTGTGTACCCTGTTATGTCAATGTCTTTATAACCTAACGGAGAAACGCCGCTTGATCCCAAACTACCAGTAATTAAATATCCAGTCAAGCCTATAGACATCTCGGTAGGAGCTAAAGTTCCTGTGGATCCTGTAATTGCAATACCGGATAATCCTACTGTGATATAATCTATCGCAGGTAAAGTACCTAAATATGATGTTGCCCCAAAACCACTTACTGCAACTTTTTGAACATCTCCTGTGGCTACAGTAGCTAGAGTCATGGTTCCTGTTAATCCAGATAACCCTACAACATCTGCTGGAGCAATAGATCCTACATGTCCTGTTATAGCTTGACCTCCTAATCCTTGTGAATGATCGGCTCCATTATTAATAGATAACGTTCCTCTAGAAAGAGTGCCTAATAAAGAGGTAGTAAGACTAAATATAAAATCGTAATTAAGTGTTAAAGAAGTATTTAACGCACCAGTCATTGAGAGACCTGTTAATGGCTCTCCAAGTTCTATGTTTACTATACTTTCTTCTCCCCAAGCATCATTGCCCCAAGTACTTCTACCCCAGCCTGCACCACCTATTAGGCCAGTCATTTCGAATCCTGTAAGATCAGCTACCGTTGTAGTATTTTGTCCCCAGTTACCAATACCCCATTCATCTCTACCCCAACCTTCTTCTGATTGAGCATAAGCTAGAGTTCCTAAAGATGCGGCGATTGAATATCCAGTAACGGCAACAACGGGATCATGACTATCTCCCCAGGGTTCTTCTCCCCATCCAGCTCGACCCCATCCTTGTTCAGAATAAGCTGCAGGAGTTCCAAGGCTACCAGTAGCACTTAAGCCACTTAAACCAGAAACAGTGAAATTATTTTGTTCACCCCAGTTACCTTGTCCCCAGGTTGTGCCGGATTCTCCCCAAGAATTAGCCATAAGGATGTTCTCCTTACGACGTTATTCGGATAATCGCGTCGGATGAATCGTTAGTTGGAAATTGAATTGTGAAAGTTCCAGATGAAACTGTTTTATCTCCACCGAAATCAATCGTAGCTACTGACGCATTTGATGTCAGACCTGAAATTGAAGATGAATTATAGATTAAACAACCCCGAGCTGTGAAAGAAGCCGATGTCCAAGAAGTATCTGAAAAATCAGTGTAAGAAGTTACCGTACTTTTAGCAACGCCTGTGTTAGTTAAAGCATTTCCACCTGCAGAATACCCAGATCCAGAAACTTCATTACTCGCAGCATAGGCTGTTGTTGTCGAACCTAAAGTCGCACTATTAGTGAATAATGCAATTTTAAAAGCACTGCCTGCAGGAGTATCTCCAGAAGCATTAAAGCTATGATAGCCTCCTAATAACTCTTCTTTAAAAGTATTTGTTAACGATGATGTTATAGCCATAATATTTGTCTCCTAATTTACGGTGACGGAGATTTGATCGGAATTCTTACAGTACCATCTGTATAATCGTCTCGTCTTCGTCTACCAATTTGCATTGCTGCAAACTTCTGTACCTCTTGTTTATATTTATTTTCATATAATGTCAACATATCCATGGGGCCTTTTAAATATCCATAAGCCTCAGCCAAGCAACCATATAGGAGGCCCTGTGGAAAGTTTAAACTAATGAAATTTGTATCGGTTCCCTCTAAAGTAGCCGGCATTGCGTTGTAATATATACGAAATCTGTAGGTTGCGTCAGGAGTCGGGGCTAAAAGAAGTCCCCCAGATTTAGTATCACTTAGGCCTGTGGCACCCCCAAACATCGCATAATATTTAGGAAATCCAGTCACATCTTGACCTGTACTACCTCCTTCTGTACCTGTTAATCTATTTACATACTCACCAAGATAACTCTGGTCCTTTTTTTGTAAAAAAGTTCCTTCTCCTTCAGTATTAACTGTAGATTCAAATACTTCAACAGCTCTTACAAATAAACAGCCTGCAGGACAATTAATTGTATTATCATCAACTGCTAAACCTCCTTCTGATGTTTTTCTATCCGCATCAATAGGGACATCTAACATAATTCTTTGTTGAGCATTAAGAATAATATTTTCTAAAATATCGTCTGTTAAGATATTACTATCCACTTCCGTGTAATTTCTAATCATTGTTCTTAATGTTGATGCACTTATTCCTGACATTATGCTACAATCTCCCTACACGCTCTACAGCTTTTTTTATATCTATTATGAGTGTTACAGTGTTCAGGTTTTGGAGAAAGAATAGATTCTACTACCTCTTCTTTTTTTCTTCCGAATAAAGATTTTAAAAATTTAATAATCATTATGCTCTTCTTTGATTAACTGGTCCTACGACGCAATTAATTCCGCCTCCTGTTTCAGTTGTAGAGGCAGCCGAGGGCAAAGTCAATGTAAAGCTATTATATTGAGTTACCGTTGGTGGCTGACCTGCTTGTTTAATTGTAGTCGAAACTCTTGAAGCAATTTTATGGGATCCAAAAACTTCAGCTCCGCTAGTGTGAGAACGAGCTGTCGTACTTATAGGAGTTGCTCCTCTATAAGGTGCTGCTGTTCCCCTTGTGCATCCAGTTAAATCATTACTGGATTTTCCGGTATATTGAATTGTTTCATTAGCCAACTTACCAACTAATAAAGGATCACTGGTATCACTGGAAGTTAAAACTTTTCTAATAACAATATAGCCACTTGTTGGAAAACTAGAAGCATCGGTTAAAGTAATAGTAGTGGCACTGGAAGTAATATCTCCATTTAAAGTGGTATTTAATTCTAAAGCTGTAAGTGAAACTCCTCCTACTGCTTGTTTAACCTCTGTAAATCTTACCTGATCGTTAACTTCCAGTCCACCAAAAGGAAATGAAAAAGTTAATGTTGTAGTTCCAGCTGTTGAGAAAGGATTATTAGGTAAAAAATCTTCAGTCGCAAATTCAGTTCTTGCTGGTCTTGCATGTTGTAAGGCTTGAGGGTCAGCACTGGTTGGTTTAGGACTTAACTGAGGAGATTTAGGTTCAAACTCTGTATAATGAACCCAGGCACCATTCCATTCTCTAACCATTTCTTGATAAGGAAAAGCTAAACCTGATCTATCGGAGATCATCAATGCAAATCTACCTTGTGAAAATGTAGTCATAATTAAGCGTTAATTAGGATAGTAAACCTTTGGTGCGATATATGTACTTGTAATATCCGCATCTTCTTTTACGGCTCTAGCCAATTCATCCTCATATAATAATTTTAATTCTTGTGTTCTTTGAGGAGCATTTTTTTGTGATAAATAATAAGCTAATCCTGCACACATACATGGAACAAATCTATAAGGAACATCTGTTGCATTTGTGTAAGCTCCTGCATCTTGAATTCTTTTGACATAATAATAATTTATTTTATTACCATCTTCTGCAGCACCAGGTGTTAGGTATAAAGTAATAGTTGTTTTATCAATAAATCTTTCTACAAAATATTGAGTAGGAATTCCTTTAGCTGTTTTATTAGAAAATCCTTGATATTGAGATCTGCTTATTGCAGTCATGGGAGTAGTAACATTATTAGAAGTAACTTTGTAATTAGCTTCTAAAACATTATCCACACCGTACACAGCAGTAGCATCAGAAGTGCCATCGGCTGTTGATCTATACATGGTATAGACAGCTTGACCATCCACTAAGGTAATATCATTGTTTGCAACTTCCCAATAATGAAGACCTCTGTTTCCCCATTCAGAAAATAATATATTTAAAGATCGTTTAGCTGTTTTTAATTGATAACCTGATACGTTTTGAATTCCAATTCTTTCGTAAGATTCTTCTACAATTTCTTCAATTGGAAGAGTCTTGTCAAAAGTATAAGACTGAGAAGTAGT